TTAGACAAAAATATTTCTCAATTATAAGAAAAAGACGAGAAGAAAAAATAGTTGATAAAATTACAGAAATGACCATCACAAAATTTTATCAAATTTTATCAGAAAATGAATTAATTTTAAAAAATGAACATTGTTCTTTATACCCCTATGATCTTGAAAAACCAGAATTATCAGTAATAATACCAACTTACAATAATGTTGATTTTATTGACGATTGTTTGTCATCTGTTGAATTTTCGTCTTTAAATCAAAATGTTGAGATATTGATCGGAATTGATGGGTGTATTAATACTCTGGAACATTTTACTAAAAGAGCAATTGGACCAAACGTAAAGATATTTTACTTTGATGAGAATAATGGACCTTATTCTATTAAAAATACCTTGGCATCAATATCAAAAAGTAACAAATTAATTTTTTTTGATTCGGACGACTTAATGTTAAAAGATATGATTACCTACATGAATGAAAAATTAGATCATTTTGTTTGTATCAAACCAAGAATGTTAAATTTTGATAACTTAACAAACACCGAAATTAAAGGTTTAAATAACTATGGTGAGGGAGTATTTGGAATACAAAAAGATGTTTTTTTGAATATGAATGGTTTTGAACCATGGATGTGTGCTGCTGATTCAGATTTTATGGGAAGACTGTATAAATCAAATCCAAAAATTAATTTCAGCAAAAAACCACTGTTTAAGAGAAGAATTCACTCGAATAGTTTGACTACTAATAGAGATACTGGTATGAGGTCAGTATTAAGACATCACTATTTCAAAATTATGAAATCTAAAAAAGGGTCCGGTAATCCAGAAATATTGAACACAAGAAACTATACCTATTTTGATTCTATGATTGACTATTCTTTCATTGAAAATTCTTTTTTAGAAAAAAAACAAAATGCAATTAATAATATTAATTCTGTCATCAACAAACCTGTAAGAAAAGTGGTTGAGTCACATAGACCAGATAAGTACAACAGAGTTGCGGATAGATCAATTACAGATAGATTACTCAATAAAAGTAGAATTGTATTACCAAACCAAACAAAAACGGATTCAATCAATCAAAACGGAGAAGTTTTAAGAAAACCATCGAACGAAATTCCAAAACCTCAAGCCAAAAATAATAAAGATTATAAATCAGCAAATTTTGTTATTGGAAATAAATTTCATAGATAAAGTTGATTATAAGTTTTTTTTTACTTATAATAGTCTTGTCCCTATGATGTAACTGGATAACATATTTCTCTTCTAAAGAAATCATTCAGGTTCGAGCCCTGATAGGGATACTAATTAAAAATATGGAAGATATTCATCAAACAATTCACGAAGAATTTATAAATTCTGAAGATTATTTCGTTTATCTTTACGAACTTTATTTATCGGAATTAAATCAATAAACTTTGTTTAATACAAAAAATTCAGAATAGATAAAATTCGCTGAGTTTGTAGAATTGAACTGTGCCGTTATATCGAGAGTGTTTGAGGATGTTGTATCAAAAGTAGTATTATTCAAAGTACTAAAACTACCCCCTTCTTGATTACCTGATGCGTTTTGAGTGTATGTAAAAAATCCAGAGGAGACTATTGATGCCACGCCTGTAGTTCCAGTAGATCTTATTGTAAACCCGACATTTAACATGAAATGAGAATTGGTTACTGATGGCATTGTTAATGAACCTGTGGTTCCTAATATCACACTTCCACTTTTAATTTTTATTTGTAAAGTGTCGTTGTTCTGAGACCCCATGTCACCAAAAAGTTTAATTGTGAATGAATCACCAACACTAAAAGTATTTGCAGATACTGTTAGAGAACCAATACCAGGGCCAATAATCGTTGTTTCTGAAGTAGTGCCTGATACAGTTACACTATTTCCAGTTTGTGAAAATAAACCATAAACATATGGGTATGGACTGACAGGAGAAGTTCCGCTTGTTCCGTTGGTTCCGCTTGTTCCGTTGGTTCCGCTTGTTCCGTTGGTTCCGCTTGTTCCACCAGAGATTGCAGTTGCTAATTGCTGAATTGTAGCCTTGTATGATGATCCATCACTACTCTGCGTTGTGTCTCCCGTAATTACAATATGAAATAAATCATTCAAAGTAACTCCAGTTGCTAAAGTTCGGTCTGTTAGTTTTTCTTGAGACATAATTTATATATTATAAATATAACAATTATTGATCTTGAAAAATAAAAGTAATTCCATCCATAAATAAAAAGGTAACCCCATCTTCGAATATTTTTTCATCCAGAGTACATAGAAGAATTTCAGAATGTTCGCAACCGATTGCATCAACAAATTTTAACATTATTTGAGGTGCTGTATCAAATTGTGGGGGAAGAGTTATAATATATGGTAAAGGTGTTACAGACGTTACACTAGCAACCAATGAGCAATTGTTTCCAAAACTATCACAAGCATAGATGAAAATGGGAAAAGTACCTCCTATTACTGAAGAAACAATAACTTGTGTCATATATTATATAAATATTAAAATTTGACATTTAAGTTTGTTTTTTTTACTTTTGTGAAAGTTTAGAAATATGTATGAAAAAAATTTTTGAAAAAATAATAGTTTGTTTTTTGAATAAAAAAACATTAGGTGATAAGTTAGATTTTATAGATAAAGTTTTACCTTTGGAATTTTTATTTAATGACAAGTATAGGGAGGTTTCTTTGAGAGATTTTTTGAACATAGAAAATAATCAAAACAAAAGAATTAATGGTCCAGATTCACAACTATACTCTTTAAAGAGTTCGAAGATCGAACCCAATTCTGAAAATAAATTCAGGATAACAAAATCTAAGTCATTAGGTGAGATAGGTAGGATCAATATGGACACCCCACATGATCAAAAAGACACTTATTGTGGATTATTTACGCCAAAAGGTAGATTAGTGTTTGTTATAAAAATATTTTATGATAGTAATTTTGAAAATTTTTTCAATGTTGAACGCTCGAAAAAACAACGATTTTTCGAGGTAAACAATAGAGGAAGGGATTCTGCCAAATTAAGTTTTGCGGTGATAGAGGAGTTCGGTTTAAAATATGAAATCTTAAAAATGGATAGTTGCGTTGAGTTAGGGTTTGAACTTATTTGATTTGGTGATATTTATTATAATATGAAAAAAGTAATTAGACTTTCAGAATCTCAACTTCGAAATATCGTTAAAAAGGTAATTTTAGAAATTGGTGGGTATGATGACCCGTTTGTTATGGCTTCACACGGAAGACATGTTTTTAGTAATTCATTAGAAATGATAAGTGAATTATCTTTGATGATGGCAAAAATAATTTCCTTATTACTGGATACAGACTTCGATAATGTGGAAAAGAAAGAGTTTTTTGAGTCGATCGCAATGAAACTAGAACGAGTAATTTTTAGGTTGGATAAAATACTAGGAGATTTTACTGAGGATGAACTCAGAGAAAAATCCAAAGTTTTAATCAAAAAACTTGGAAAATTAAAAGATAAATTTATCATGCTGGATCAAATGGATGTTTCAGATTATGAGTCTTACAATATTGATTTTAATTATTTGGTTGAAGAAACTTCATCGATTTTAGAGTTTTTAAGTGATTTTTCCGGTTCATTAAGAAGAACGGTAGATACTTTTAGTGATAGGTTTAACCGAGACAATGACCCCAATTTCGGATTTAATTAATTTGACTTTTTAATTTTTTTTACTATCTTTGAATAAAAAAGTTATGTTAGAAAAATTTAAAGAGTTTTTATCAATTTTTATTGGGACAATGATTGTTCTGATATCTTCATTCATGGTATCTTATTATTTCTATAATGATGTTTCTATATTATCAATGATTTTAGTGATTTTGGGAGTATTAATACTTTATCCCGCTTATGAATACTGGAGTACTGAAATTTCAAATTTTCTTAACAAAAAAAACAAATAAATGAAAAAGTTCTTTTGGATTCTTTTTATATCTCCCATGATTTATGGACAGGATATGTTAATGACAAATAAAACAAGATTAAATATTCCTATCAGAAGCGCAGTTTCTGATAGTGTTGTAATCACTTATAATGATGGGTTTTATCTTCCACCCATCGGAATGGATAAAGTAAAAAATATAAAATTTTGGAATTTACAAGTCGGGATTTATGACTTAATTGTCTACTCCCGAGGAGAGATTGTGGAAGAAAAATGTATTGAGATTATTCCGACTAGACTAAATTTAGTCACAATTAAGAATGATTAAAAAGATTAATCGAATGGCGAAATGACAGTACGAAGGTACTTGATGTGGTAGACGCTATCCAGTTAAACGGAGATGCTGAGTTAAAAACAGTAGTAAAGGTTCGAACCCTTTTTCGATTACAATTTAAATTACAATGTTAAAATTTTTAAATTATTTATTTGACCTGGTCATCACATTTTTATACATAAAATGGGCAATTTACTTTGGTACTTCATTGTCCGGACTTCCATTGATTTTTATGACAGTAATTTGGTATTCTGTAATTGGTGAAAATTATTTTAATAAGTCCAAAATTTATGTTCTAAAAAGGTACAGAAGATTTATAAGTAAAAAAATTCAAAAAAAAAATAATAATGAAAATATCTGAAATTATTTCTCTCTCTATTCCTATGGGTCTATTTGTATGGATTTTAATTTTGTTTCTAATTGACAAAAAACAAAATCATCAGTAAGAATATATAATTTTACTTTTGTTTACATATTTATTTAGTAAATAAACTTTTAACTAAATTAATTATGAAACTTACAAAAGAACAAATATTAGGAATTGTGAGACATTCTTTAACATTTGTTGGTGGTATTTTGGTAATGAAAGGTATTGTTGACGAAAAAACATTAACTGAAATCATCGGTGGAGTAATCACATTAACAGGAACTATCTGGTCCATAATCGAAAAAAACAACTCATAAAATTTTTTCACCCCCCGGGTTTATTTCTGGGGGGTTTTTAAATATTACATAACATGGAGAATTTTGTAACTATTGCAGTCGCATTTATCACCGGGGTATTAGGACCAGTATTAATAATTTACATTAGAGATTTTTTAGAGAAAAGAAAAGTTAAACCAGATATGGTCATGGATACGCTTAGAGTAAGTGAATTAATAAATCAAAAAATTGATCACATCAAAGACGAATTTAAAGCGGACCGAGTTTGGATCTCTCAATTTCATAATGGTGGTAATTTTTATCCAACAGGTAAATCGATGGCTAAATTCTCAATAATGTATGAAACAGTCGGTGCTAGTACTCAATCAGTACAATCTAATTTCAAAAATATACCGGTTCAGTTATTTTCAAGAGCAATAAATGAACTTTATCAAAATGACATAATTCAAATTTCCGACTTCAAAGATGAAACAATTGCAACCTTCGGACTTAAATATATTGCAGAAGAATGTGGATCTAAATCATCATATTTGTTTGCAATTAAGACTATTGAGGGACGGTTTATTGGTGTATTAGCAATTGATTTTACTCGTAGAAAAACAAATCTGGACATGGAGTCTATTAATCACCTCCAGGTTCACGCATCATCTATCGGTGGTGTTCTAATGACATATTTGGCACAATAAAAAAAATTTTATACCTTTGTGGTATGAATATTTTTATTTTAGATTACAACACGAAAAAATGTGCTCAATATCATTGTGATAAGCACGTAGTAAAAATGATCCTTGAAACAGCACAACTTTTATGTGGTGTTCATCATATGACCCCCCAAGTTACCCCTCAAGTTCCCTACAAGTTATCTCACAAAAATCACCCCTGTGCGATTTGGGCTCGAGAATCACTATCTAATTATCTTTATCTTTGTGATCTCGGATTGGAGTTGTGTAAAGAGTATACTTATCGTTACGGTAAACGACACAAGTCCCAACAAGTTATTGAGTGGTGTATGATTAACAAACCACAAATACCGGACATTGATTTTACAACTCCTCCTAAAGCAATGCCAGATGAATACAAAGTTATCGATGTGGTAGAATCTTACAGAAATTACTACATGGGATCGAAAAAGAATTTTGCCGTGTGGAAAAATAGAAATATACCTGAGTGGTTTTCAAAGAATGAAGTATTTATGTAAATATGAAATTAGTTTATCCATTATCTAAAAAAGGAACTAAGACCTCTGGATTTGGTCCTAGATGGGGAAAACATCATAATGGTATTGACATTGCCATACCTGATGGTTCTGATGTGATTTCAGTTGCAGATGGTGAAGTTGTTAGATCCGACATGAGAAATAAACGTGGTTATGGTAATTTTATAATAATCAAACATAATGTTGATGGAGAAAATTTCTATTCAGCCTACGCACATTTAACTCAAAGACTTGTTGATGTGGGTGATAAAGTTAAACAGGGTCAAAAAATTGCCGAATCTGGTGGTGGACAAGGTTTAGAAGGTGGTGGTGGTAAGTCAACTGGGCCACATTTACATTTTGAAATTAGAAAATCAGAATCTGGAAATTGGGTAAATCCTGAGAAATATCTATCTGGGGCGGAAATAGTAAGTGGTGAAATCGGTAATAAAGAGACAGTCACAATGACCGTAGCACAAAAGAAAAAAGTTCCAAAAATGGAATCTAAGACTTTTTTTTCTGGAGGAAACCCAATAAAAATTATATCAACACCAAGTGATCATGCCAAAAGATCCACACCAGATTGGTCATCCAGACATGCTTGGGATATACAAGCACCAATAGGCACTTCAGTTTATTCTTTGACACATGGAAAAGTGGCAAAAAAACACGAATCTAGTAAAAAGAAAAAAAATATTTTCGGGACTCAGTTGTCCATTTCTGGTGAAAATGGTGATCCAAGTGTTTTTTACACACATTTGGATTCTGTAAAGTTAGAACCCGGAGACAAAGTAAAACCTGGTGATTTCATTGGGAAAATAACAGAGTGGCCTTCCTATCCAAGTTCAAGCCACGTACACATAGGAACGGATCAAGGAAAAGATATTTTTGAATTTATGGATAAGGAGGGTAATATCAAGAATGCTCCAGAAGTACCTTCAGAAGAAGAAGCACCAGAACAAGTAGAGTTCAATGTAGTAAAAGTTGATAAAGAAAAAATAAAAAAGGCATTAGAAGATTTTTTTTCAACCGGAACTAAAAAACTTGATGATATTGAGGCAGAATTAAACAAACAGAACGCCACAATGTATCCCAACAAAAAAATTTCAGAAGAAAAAAATAGAATTCTGGATATTTTTTCAAAAATTTTATAAAAAAATTTGTTTTTTAATTTAAATTTACCTAATTTTGTATCAAATTAATTAATAGAAACTATGACAGAAGAAATCACAGTCGAAAAAATTGAAATTTATTATTACTTTAATGAGAGAGGTCTTAAATTTTATACCCCAAATTTAGGTTTTGCACGGGAAAGAGCAAACTTTTTTGGGACCGATAAAGTTTACGTTGAAAGTTTTTAAAAAAAATTTTCGTTTCGAGTTGACTTTTTCAAATGTTACTCGTATACTTATCAAACAGTTCGGAAACGTCCGAAAAGTTCTTTGAAAAATTGAATTATCCTTTTACAAAAAAGTCCGGTCAGATTATTTGACCGATAATAGAGATGTAATTCTCTCCTTTGAGTAATAAAGATATTTGGCCGCATATGGTCAATAAATAAACCACGAAAGTGGGATAAAGTGAATCAGAAGTGTAACTGGTTTGCGTCTTGTTTGTCTTCGGACATTCGAGGTCGAGTATGCAAGCGGGATACCGTTAAACCTTTAGTACTGAGGGCAACGCTGTAAGGAAAGTGGTTTGACGATTGGGCGATGTGGGTCGTCTAGTTGAGGTGGGAACACCGATAGGAATAACCCGTAGGAATTATGTAAGAAATAGAGTTATCCAACTTTATAATTACGGATTCCAATATTATAGGATACTTAAAACCGAAAGGTATGTTTATGTACAGGTGGTGCTGTTATGAACCTTAATGAATCTTTACCAAAAGATTTGTTTCGAAGTAGTCTAAAAATATGGAAATGGGGACATTTCAGAGAGTAGTTGAGTATCGACTCGTTCAAAAGATGGGTTGGCTTGGTTGGCGGACCACTACTTTCACAATCCACAACACAAAACTTATGGAAGTTGATTATTCCAATAATTAATAAAAAATAAGGAAAAGTGTCCGTCAGGTTTGGATGAAAGGTGACTACATAGTAATGAGCCGTTCATTGCACACAAAGATCCCAAGTCTGAGTGTAATTATCCGAAAAACCTTTAGTCCCGCAAGGACGAGTTGGGGAGGCATCCTCGAAAAGAGTAGATTAGGATGAGAGTAATTCAAACCTTAAGGAGTGGTAAACCTAAAAGACCGTCACTGAGAAATACTTTCCAAAAGGAAGTGGATAAGAGTAGAAACAATAATGACTCTAAAGGTTCTCACAAAAACGTGTAATCTCAGCGTTTCTTTTAATGGAGCCACCGGTAAAATATTAGGGACAGTCTGTCCCTTTTTTTATATATTTTGTATTATAACTTTTTGATCTCGACTTATAAGATTTTTATATAAGTCAACATCGGAAGACCATTCAAGACCAGTCCAAAACTCAAATCCAGAAAATTCCGATTTGTATTCACAACATTTTTCATATCCACCCATAAGGTAAACATAGTCACATTGATTTAACCTTGCTTGTTCACACTCAAACATCTGAGCAACATTTCCCATAGACAATTTTGGATCTTCATAGTCCCAAATAAATTGATATGCAATCATATCCTTTCCGATCATTTTATAAATAGACAGAGCAATAAGATTATCTTTCCAATATTCTATTATCTCACAATCTAAAAATGTATCAAGACTTATATTTCTCTGAAATGATTTATGAGTGGAGTATTTTTGATGAATTTCCTTGTAAATCTCTATATATTTTTTTATGTCTCCTTTTCTGGTAGTAATTTTATTTGACAGTCTTTTTGTCGTTTTACTTGGTTTATAGTTTGTAAGATTTATTCTTGTACTTCTTTCATTATACCATCTATCTTTCCAGGGAATCCACCCTTGATTCATCAACTCGGATGGGTTATCTTCTTTTTCTTGAATTCCATAGGCACAGTTAACTATTACCTCGAAATCACTTATTTTACCAAAACCATTAATATGATCGAAATATATTTTCATATGTGAATCATAAATATTTAACCTGTGATAATTTTATAATATTCATATTTATCAATATGACCTCAATTCATGAAGTACAACAAGTTATAACAGTGAACACACCTTTTGGAGAAGCCCAGGTTTTATTTATAATAGATTATGGGATACATAGAAATACCATATGGGTATGTTCTTCTTTTGAAGATGGTAAAATACGTCATTTCGATACTAATCAAATAACAGTTACAATCAACCATACTCTTAATTTTAACATGAAGGATAAATAAAAAATCCCACCATAATTAAATGATGGGATCAATTGGTGGACCTAGAGGGCTCCGACTCCCTCGTCCGGCTCGTTTTGTCAAAAAGACAACTACATGTTTAGGTTAAGATTTTTCATATCTTCCAAAATATTTGGTTCCTATTTTGACATTGTTACCAAAAACTGTGTCGAGTTCACTTTTGTTACGGTAGCCCTCTGAACGAGACCGTTGTTTTCTTTTAGAGTGAAAACCAACTCATCTACGACTTCTGTTACTAGGTATCTGTCTGATCGACCCTCCGTTTCCGTAAACCTATTAGGCTACAGTAACTTCAGAACCTCTTAGTAAACCAAGAGTTTCCATTTTGTTTAGCACATTGCCAGTTGTTGTTCGAATCAGTTTTTAACGAGTTTAATTCAGACCCGACATGCTCCTTTAATCCAACCAACGCCCGTCAAATCCAATATAGGCCCATATATTTTGTACGGTGTGTTTTCAATGAACTATTTACAGACATAAATATAAAAAAACTTTTTTAATGAGTCAAATTTTTTGGTAGATAAAATAAAACGTTGTAAATTTGTACCATGATGAATAATTTAGAACTTTTAAAAAGTGTACTTTCAGTACCTTCAAAAACTTATCAAGAAGATTTACTTGTTAAGTTTATTTGTGATTGGTTAGAGGAAAATAAAATACCTTTTTATGTTGATAAGATGAAAAACATCTATGCAACAAAGCAAACCTCCCAGGACGTTGATTTTTTTCCTTGTGTGATCGCACACACCGATACAGTACATAACATTGAACCAATTAATATTATTGAGGAAATGTTACCCAACGCCCAGGGTGAACTGAAAAAATCCTGGAGGGCTCTTAATGACAAGGGTGATCCCACAGGTATTGGTGGTGATAATAAATGTGGTGTATTTGCCTGCATGGTTTCTTTATTGGAACTCGATAATGTTAAATCGGCATTCTTTGTTTCTGAAGAAACCGGGTGTCACGGTTCTAAAGCGGCAGACCCAGAATTTTTTTCAAACGTTGGGTACTGCATTCAATTTGACGCACCGGAAAACAATATGATATCAGAATACCTGATGGGAAAGAAAATGTTTAATCGAGAAAGTAAGTTTTTTGAAGTTGGGAATAGATTAATTTGTGAAAATTTCCCTAGTGATCCACTATATCAATATCATCCTTACACTGACATATTCCCTTTAAATCAAAACTTTGGATTATCCTGTTTCAATCTTTCTATCGGATACTACCGGTATCACACAAGACAAGAATACGTTGTGTTAGAAGACACTTATAATGGAATTTCTATCGGAAAAAAAATAATTGAGGAGTTAGGATGTTCTAAACATTAATTTTTTTTTTAAGGACATATTTATTATAAAAATGTCCATGAGTCAAAAAACGTTTATTACCGAAGACGAAAAGTTTAGAATTTTAAATCTTCACGGATCTAGTACAACACGTAATATTGTTATTTCTGAGGCACTCGGTGGTCCTGCACTCAGTAGTATCGAAAGATTAAAGGCAAGATATCCAAATGGATATAATGTATCTTACAACATAGTTTCGAATGGTTCAACTACATTTGCTAATGGTGTTGATACAATAAATCCTAACGATCCAAAAATCAAAGATATAATTCAAACAATTAAGGATCTTTTAAAGGAGACTAAAGGAAAAGTTTATGTTACTGTTGGTGGTGGTGCATCAGCCGTTGGGACAACATCTGGATATGATAATAATGCATTAGCGGCAAGAAGACGGGATAATTTAATTACTTATATCAAACAAAACATTACAGACCCTAGAGTAGTAATTACCGCAGGGACAACTAAAGTCGGTAAAGCAACAGTAATGAATAGTCCTGAAGCAGTAAAAGAACAATACGTTTCTGCAGCAATAACTGGAGAAAAAACCACAAATTACCAAATACAAGGTGTCGCTGGGGATAATACAAATGTAGATAGACGAGATTTATTTAGAAATGTACCAAAAGGTAAAGTTAAAAAGAAAAAGATTTGTTTAACAATACCTACAAGTTTCTACAATTCATTTAAAAATCACATGAATCAAATGGCTAAAGAAACAAAAAATAAAATAACCTGGACCCAAAAAGACGTATAGTTTTATTTAATTTTTGATGTCCTCTTTTTGGTTGTTTTAGGAATCTCTTTAGTTAAGACTGAAATTTTTCTATTTTCTTTTTCACCCTCCACAACTAAAACATATTCTTGATTTTCCACAATTTCATCCGTGAGGATTTTTTCTGAAATCAAATCTTCAATTTTATCTTGAATTGCTCGTTTGATGGGTCTGGCACCAAATGTTTCATCAAACCCCACTTCAGATATTAAATCAATTACATTTTGATCGTAAGAGAAAAAGTAATTTTTAGAAGTCACTCTTTCTAATAGTTTATCGATCTCCAATTTAGTAATAACATCAATATGTTCTTTTCTAAGCGAATTAAAAATAACAACGTCATCAATTCTATTCAAAAATTCAGGGGCAAAGAACTTACTTAATTCTTTTTTAAGAACATCTCTTCTATGTTCTTCTTGCACTGCCTCACTATTCGAACTTTTGAATCCAACACCCGTTCCGAAATCTTGAAGTTTTTTAACACCGATATTGGATGTCATAATAATCATAGTGTTTTTGAAATTAATTTTCCTACCCAAAGAATCGGTTACATGTCCGTCATCTAATATTTGTAACAAAGTTGAGAAAATGTCTTTATGTGCCTTTTCTATTTCGTCAAACAAAATTACTGAATAAGGTTTATTTTTAACTTGTTCTGTTAACTGTCCGCCTTCGTCATGACCTACATATCCTGGTGGTGATCCTATCAACTTTGAAATAGTATGTTTTTCTTGATATTCACTCATATCAACTCTTATTAGATTTTCCTCACTTCCAAATATTTCTTTGGCAAGTTGTTTTGCTAAAAATGTCTTACCTACACCGGTGGATCCTAAAAATATAAAAGAACCAATTGGTTTATTTGGATCTTTTATACCAATTCTATTTCTTCTGATGGATTTGGTAATCTTAATTACTGCATCTTCCTGACCTATAACTTTTCCATTTAAATTTTTATCAAGATCAACTAAAGATTTTTTCTCATCCAGGTTAATTTTAGAAACCGGAATTTTAGTCATATTGGAGACTACTTCATAGACTAATTCCTCTCCGATAGGTCTTTTACTATTTTTAAGTTGTTGTTCGAATTTCTTTTTTTCTTCATCCAACAAACCTAAAACTTGTCTTTCTCTATCACGTAACTCCGCCGCTTGTTCGTAATTTTGTTTCTTGATGACATCCATTTTTTGTTTTTTGATGTCGGATGCCTCTTGTTTAAGATTTTCGATAACCTCAGGAAGTTTGATATCTATTTGCATTCTAGCACCAACCTCATCCAAGATATCGAACGCTTTATCCGGAAACTCTCGATCAGTGATATAACGATCCGCAAGTTCAACAAATAATCGTAAAGTATTATCATCATATGTGACTTTATGATGATCTTCATATTTTAATTTACTTTGTTTCAAAATTTCAAATGTTTCATCTTTAGTGGATGGACTTACAATAATTTTTTGGAATCTCCTGTCTAAAGCACCATCCTTTTCAAAATGTTTTCTATATTCGTCAAGTGTTGTTGCACCAATACACTGAATTTCACCTCTTGAGAGTGCCGGTTTTAAGATGTTGGAGGCATCCAAAGAACCAGAACTATTTCCGGCTCCAACCATGGTGTGAATCTCATCAATAAAAATTATAATATCAGGATTTTGATTAAGTTCCTCGATAATTACTTTCATTCTTTCTTCAAACTGACCACGATATTTGGTACCAGCAACTAATGAATTAATATCCAAGGAAAGAATTCTTTTATCTAAAAGATTTTTGGGACACTCACCCTCTTTTATCAACATCGCGAGACCCTCAACTATTGCTGTTTTTCCCGACCCAGGTTCACCGATAATAATTGGATTATTTTTCTTTCTTCTTGATAGAATTTGTGCAATTCGTAAAATCTCAGACTTTCTTCCAATTACAGGATCCAATTTACCCTGTTCTGCCAACTTCAACAGGTCTTTACTAAAATTATCTAGTACTGGTGTACCTGATTCACTTTTTTTATTTCTTTTCTCGTTTTCATCACCTAACTCAATCATAATTTTTTGTTTTTTTTTAAATATAAATTAAAATATTAATAAAGTCCATATTTGTCAATTTGTCACTGAAATAAGAATATAAGTGTCAATATGACACTTTCCACACAATGGAACAATTTTCGAGAACAAAAATAACAAAATAAACCTAAAAATAAAAAAAAATGTTTAAATTATTTTATGATGACTTTTATCAAATGAGTCAAAATTTAAAAAACTTGAATACACCCGAACTTCATCATTCGGAGTCGGGGAGTTATTTTAGTATTGAAGTTCCTGGATATAATAAAGATAACCTTAGTGTTGAGGTCAAGGACAATCATCTTTTAATTAAGGGGGAAAGGGAACTAAATTTTGAGTCCGGATCCCCGGTTTCAAAGTCCACAATTTCAAAAAAATATACAATTGGGGAAAAATATGATCAGGAAAAAATTAAAGCAGATCTTCGAGATGGGATTTTAGAAATATTTTTTCCTTTTAAAAAAGAAAAAGAAAAAAAAGTAATCAATTTACTTAAATAAAAAATATATATCCCAATTATTAAATCTACCTATAGGGTGGATTTTTTTTTTAAAGTTCATATTTTTAAAATAAAAAACATGGCAATACTAAAAGAAATTATTTTGGGTACGAAGATTATTAATGAAATTGAATCTTCAAATTTAGTGAAAACAGAATATGATACAATCACTAAAAAATTAGTTGTAGAATTTAAGAATGGGATAAGGTATGAATATGATGAAGTACCGCACCAACTTTATACTTCATTTAGAAGTGCAAAATCTCATGGAAACTTTTTTAATAAGGAAATATCAAAAACTTTTAAGTACAAAAAATTAACTTAATGAATATTTTGGTATTTATTATTGATGGAAAAAGAATTGCTTAAAAGTTTTATACCAAAAAAAGACCTAAATTCCAAAGTTTGGTATCTCGATAAAAAAGGTTCTAAAACAGATAGTGCGGAAAATTATAAAATACGACCCGAAGTAAGAGAAAAATTATTAGAAATTTCAAATCAATTTATTTCATTTTTGGGAGTTGACGTTGTAATTTCTGATTTAATTATTATCGGATCTTTAGTAAATTACAATTGGTCCGAATATTCCGATATAGATCTTCATGTGGTTGTTGATTATGATCAATTTGCTGAAAACCAAAAGGAACTTTACGTGGAATTTTTTGATCTCAAAAAAGTTATTTTCAATCAAAAACACAATATTAAATTTTTTGGTTATGACGTTGAATGTTTTGTTCAGAGCGAAAAAGAAACAACGTTCAGTAGTGGGGTTTATTCTATATTATTTGACGAATGGATTAGTGTTCCAAAAAAAGAAAGTTCTGACCAAATTGATTTCGAACTTTTGAAGGAAAAATCAAGACAATGGATGTCTATAATTGATGGTGTTTTGGATAATATTGAGGATGAGGACCCAGAGGAAATTAAGGACTTGATTAAAAAATATAAAGAAAAATTAAAAAAGTTCAGGAACTGTGGTCTTGAAAAAGGTGGGGAGATGAGTTTAGAAAATTTAGTTTTCAAAGTTCTTAGGAGAAACGGTTACATTGAAAAACTCTATGATTACCCAACTAAAATGATAGATAAAAAATTGTCCATGAAACAATAATATCTAACATATCCACATAATTATATTTATCGCTATATTTATAAAGAAAAAATTAATCTAAAAAACAAAAAAACATTATGGGAGGATTTAGACCTGTAGGAAGTGAAAAACTTCAAGGAATGGAAAAAATTAATCGTATTATGCAAATTGCACGATACAATGAGAACGTTCCACAAAATGTAAATGAATCAAGTTCTGTCAATTATTCTGTAGAATTAGCGGACGGAAACACATACCAAATTGAAAAAGAAAAAGGTGGTTATGTTATTAAAAGAAAATTAAACGAATCGCATAGTGAATATATATCCCCAATGAAAAATAGGGAATACTTTGGTTCTTACTCAACCGCACTTAAAAAATTAAATTTCATGGCCAAAGAGTTAAACATGGTTAATGAAAATACTGTCGGTACAAACATTTTTGAAAACGAAATTGAGGAACGTCAAAAAAACAAATATTTTTTAAAATATAAAAAATCTGAAATGAGTGAACAAGGAGCACCAACTCCTAAACCAAAACCCCAACCACAAGCACAAGTTCCACCTCCAGTTCCTGCTCCTCCAGCACCCGCACCAGAACCAGCGATGGACACAACACCATCTCCTGAAATGGGAACAGATATGGGAACAGATTTAGGATCAGAAATAGGTACGGAAGAAACAACTGATACCGAAGAAACTGATTTTGATTTTGAAACACCAGAACCGGATAGTTCCGAGATGGGATCAAACGAGGGTGAAGAAGTTGTTACTTATAAATCCATTCAAAAAATGGTTGGTAAATTGACTCAGAAAATTAGACAATTTTCTTCTGAGGATGAAGAAGCAATGACGACAGATAATGTAAAGTGGGTTATTAACTCAGTATTATCTTCTTTGGATTTAACTAAGTTATCTGATGATGATGTTGATGATATCTTAAATAAATTAGAAGGTAATGATGAAGAATCAGATTCTGACGACGAGTTCTCTAGTGAAGAAGGAATTGAAGATACGGAAAATTCAAGAAAAGTACCAGAAGAAGATATGGATTATGACATGTCAAAATTAGGTCTCGATGGTTCGGTGACACCACCAATACCAACTCCCCCCACAGGTGGTGAAATGATGGAAACTATGAATTTGGGTAGTGCAATTGGTAAGTCAGTGTCTATGAAACACCAAGGTGAGATGATGAAAAAAATGGGTGAATTAGATGAATTTGGTGATTTTGAAGTAGATGTGTGTGATCATTGTAATGGTTCAGGTCATGATGAAAAAACAGATGCAATGTGTGATTGGTGTGAAGGTACTGGTGAAAAACAACACATTAAACATGGGGCTAGAAAAAGGAATCGCACATTCGAGAAAAATAGATTCATGGAATCAACTACAGTTGACTCAATAATTTCCAAATATTTTGATAACACAGATAAACAAAAAAATAGAATTCAACAATTATCTGAAAGTGTGTCCCAAGAAAGAAATGCGATTAAATTGATGGAAAAATTCCCACACGCAACATTCATGGGGAAAACTAACAAAAATAATTTAGTTTTTAGAACTAGTAACAGAGAATTTAAAATAACCCCCAAAGGAAATATTTTGTGAATTATTTAATATACATAAATGGACTTGGTCCTAATTTTAAAGGTGACAACATTTATGAATTTATATTTTCAGAAACTAAAGAAGTGTGGGGTGAAAATTGGGAATCTAGACCAGCGAATGGATATCCACATCCACCTGACATTGAATACATTACTAGAGTGGGCGTACTAAATAAGGGGGGTATATCCTTTGATTTAGTTCAAGATTCTGATGTTTTTTCTGTTGTTGATTGTATGGATGGTGTATTAGCATTGGGTTGGGAAAAAGAAAACGATAATCTTGATTTTTCGATAACAAAAAGACTAGTTTTTCACTTTGGCGAGGAAGAACAACAAATAAAAGATAAACTTTATGAAAGAGACATTGTCTTAGAATTTGAAAAAAAAGTAGTATATGAACATTAAAAATAGTATAAAAATTCTTTTGGAGGGTGGGTTACCTCTGAGTTTTGTTTCCAAGTTAAATGTGAACCAAATAAAACTTTTATCGGAAAAATATTCTAAAAAAGAAAGAAACGAGGTTGAAATAAAAATTGACCCAAAAAATCCTAAAGATGTTGCTTTTGCAAAAAATCAAGGGATTATGGACGATGCCGGTAATGTCAAAACGAATTTGGAAGAAAATGGTATGGAAGACTTAGCCGTGGGTTTAGAGGCATCCGGTAAGATAGATCCCAATACAGCAGTCGCTTTATCAATGGATTCAAATAAAAATGAGGTAACAGAAAAATTCCAATCTAAAGATCAACAAGGTTTATTTTGGGCACGTTGTAACAAGTGTAAAAATAAAAACTGTAAGTGGTGTTCATTAGCAAAAGAATTTTCTAGTAAAACAACTAAAAAAGATTATGAGACAATGCCTCAGAACAAAGATGAGGTTACTGAAAAATTTTTGGAAGATTCTATTGTGGAAATGGTTGAAAGTTATCTTACACCTAAAATGTCCAAAAAAGAAATTATGTCTTCGATACAGAATAAAATTGGTAAAACTCAGAAAATGAAAAAACCAATTGGAAAAGTTTTTTCTATGGGTAAAGAAATGTCTGAAACAGATTCTGGACTTGAAAAAAATGATTTCATGTTTGCATTAAATAATGTTTTTAAAAATTTAGGTTATGATGAACGCAAGAATTAGAAGAGCGATTAGAAAAGTGATGTTGGAGGCACCGATGGATTTTGGTGACTATCAAGAAAGACCACACCCAAGATCCCAACAAAAAATTGAAGATCCAGAGGGAATATATGCTAAAAACAAATCATTTAAAAGAGGTATTTCAGATGTTGAAAACTTGGCTTCAGAAAGGTTCAAAGAAGTGGTTGATAAAGTAAAAGAATATTATAATATCCAAGGAGATTTCAGAGGGACTACTTTAACTTCCGCAATCATGACTGATTTTCAATCCGCTTTAAGACGAGTCTTATCAATCGAATCTGGAAATAAAGAAAAATTACGTGATTTGGCAGTTGAGATTGCTTCTACATTCCAAGGATGGATGCCGGTTAGACAAGAAGACATCAAGGATGAAAATGGTAACGTAATATTTTATGCGAATGACCCAGTCACTCTCAAACAAGGTTTGGAAGACGGAACTATTGAAAAAATGGATTATGAGGGGGGAAAATTGTATTTGTTACCTGATATTAATCTTTTAACATATTTTGGTTCTGAACAACCCATTTCACCCGAACAATTCCAAATGACACCAAAAGAAAATACACCACTCCCTATACCACCAAATTTTTCTTTCGATATTGATGAGTTAACTCCAGAAGAAAAAAAACAATTAGAAATTGATAAAAGGAATGTAATTAATATTTTCATTGGTGCTGCTGGAAAGAGAGGTCAATTTTACTATCTCTATTACAAAAATCAATTAGACGCAATTAATCCTGAACTTTTTAGTTTATATAATAAAATTATGTCGGCAAATGATTTAATGTATTTTATGAATGAAGATTTAATAGAAATGTTAGGTGGAAATGCCTCTGGTTCGGCGAAAAAATTAAATAATATTAATTTACCAGATTCTGATGATGAGGATGAAGATGAAGATGAACAAGATTCTAGAGAGGGTATCCAAACCTGGGAAGCAAATGGATTAATTTTTCCAATTTTATTACATGAACTTTTTAAGGTTTTTGAAATGCTACCCGCTAGAAGTCAATGGAAAGATATGGATCCCGGAACTGCGACCGATATTATTTCGCAAACTGATACATTACAAAATGAACCCATGAATTTCAGGTTGATGAAATTACAACAAAAACTAAATGTTTTAATACCAACAGAACTAGGAGAACCTCAAGGTTTCAAATATGTTATAGATTTCAAAAAATTGTTTTATGGTATGGAAGTGGAGGCATTTCACAAACTTGTAAATAATATTATGTCTGAAAATCCTTCGGATAATGAACGTGCAAAAAAACAATTTAGAGAATTCTATGATGAAGCGGTAAGAATTTATGATAGTTATGGTCAAGATGATGAAGAAAACGATTACTAAAAGATTTGTCTAAAAAATTTAATAAATAAAAAAACAGGACCCCCTTTTATTTAAAAATAATTAGGGGGTTTTATATTTATAGAAAATGGGTTTATCTAAAGAACAAGTAATGTTAGAATATGCGAAGTGTATGAAAAATACACCTTACGCATTAAGAACGTATTTACAAACTTATGATAATACGGTTTCTCGTTATGTACCATTAGAACTTTTTCCAGATCAGGTATCATTATTGAATGATTATGAGGAATATGAAGAAAATATTGCATTGAAATATAGGCAAGCAGGTGTTTCGACCGTAACCGCGGCTTGGATTTCAAAAAGGTTGGTATTTGCAAAAAAAATACAACCAGAAAAAATTCTGATTATTGCAAACAAACTTGACACTTCACAAGAAATGGCAAATAAAATCAGAGCCTTTATTGACCAATGGCCAAGTTGGGTTGGTGCTGGTTTTGCACCCGAAAAAAATTCACAAAGACATTATAAGTTGGTTAATGGATCTGAAGTTAAGGCAGTTGCAACCTCAAAAGACGCTTTACGTGGTTTTACACCAACTATTCTAGTTTTCGATGAGGCCGCTTTTATCGAGGCCGACAATGATTTCTGGGCTGCGTGTATGGCATCATTATCAACAGGGGGTAAAGTAATTGTTATTTCTACTCCAAATGGATATGATCCAATTTATTACGAAATCTATGATCAGGCATTAAAGGGAATGAATCAATTTAAGATTTCTGAAATGTTCTGGTACAGGGATCCAAGATATACAAAAGACCTTTATCTTGTACCTACAGATGACATTGTTCATTACCTTTTGAATAGAGAAGATTATGATGAGTCAAAAAATATTTCATTTTCCCATGTAAGTGCTTATGAAAGAGACTATGAAGAATTACAACATTTTTTCAGTCAAGGATACAAACCTTGTTCTACATGGTATGAAAAAATGGTCAAAAAACTTAAATATGATAAAAGAAAAATAAACCAAGAATTAAATTGTGAATTTTTAGGTTCTGGGGATAATGTTTTCGACGCACTTCAATTAGACCAAATAAAAAACGATTCATTACAAGAACCCACAACTAAATTAATGGGTAATTCTCTTTGGATTTGGAAAGAACCAATACAAGGACATCGATATATAATGGGTATTGATGTTTCTCGTGGTGATAGTGAAGATTTTTCCTCAATTCAGATAGTTGATTTTGACGATAGAGAACAAGTTTTAGAATACGTTGGAAAAATACCCCCGGACACATTGGCGGAAATAGCATATAAATGGGGCGTTATGTATAGTACTTTTATCGTAGTTGATATTACCGGGGGGATGGGAATCACCACAGTAAGAAAACTTCAAGAATTAGGGTATAAAAATCTATACATAGATGGGGTTGACACTCTCAATCCTTGGTCTTATAATCCAAGAGTCGGAGAAAAAATCCCAGGAATTAATTTTAATTCTAAAAGAGTTCAAATTATTGCGGCATTTGAAGAATCTGTCAGACACAAATTTAAAATTAGAAGTGTTCGACTTTACAATGAAATGAACACCTTTGTATATGTAAATGGAAGACCAGATCATCAAAAAGGTCAACATGACGACTTGATAATGGGAATATCAATGGCACTTTATGTTGGTGAATCGTCGTTTGCAAAATTAGAAAAAGTTACTGAACAAACAAAAGTTATGTTGGAGTCTTGGACAATAAGTTCAAATGATAATGTTTCTAAACAAATGCATTTTGATCCGGCAATTCCTAACATGAACGTCAGTAACGATAGATATAACAGAAATAATAGTGGACCAAGCAGACAAGACTATGAAAAATATGGTTGGTTATTTGGTAAAAATTAATAGATATGGGATTAACATTTAGAAGGAGAACAAACATTTTACTTAACTCCAAGTTAATCGTGGAAGGTGTGCCCCCATATCCTTCCAAAATATTTCCTCCCGATTTAAAAAAAGATACAAGGGAAAATCGAGTTTATCCCACCCCGACACCCTCATCCACACCAACTCCAACTCCAATACCCTCACCCACACCAACACCCACGAGAGTATAATTTATGTTTAAACTATTGAAATATTTATTTAAGAACTTAACTTTAATACATGGAAAATAATAATAATCAGAATCTGACTCTATGGCAAAGATTGTCCCAAACTCTAGGACCAAATTCTATGTTGAATCAGGATTTACCAACATACAATATTGATAAAAAAACTCTTCTTAGGACAACAGATAAACAAGAATACGAAAGAGAAAAACTTCAAGCACAACAATCTTTATATTTATCCGGTCAATGGACTAAAATTGAAAATAATCTTTATACTCAAGCGGTTTATTACGAACCAACAAGATTAGCCTCATTTTATGATTATGAATCTATGGAGTTTACCCCAGAAATATCAACAGCATTAGATATATATGCGGAAGAATCCACAACAGCAGACCAAGACGGTAGAATCCTACAAATTTATTCCGAGTCCAAAAGGATCAGACAAATACTAACTGACTTGTTCGATAATGCACTGGACATCAATACTAATTTACAAATGTGGACAAGAAACACTTGTAAGTATGGAGATAATTTTGTTTATTTAAAATTGGATCCTGAAAGAGGTATTGTTGGATGTATGCAATTACCAAATATTGAAATTGAACGATTGGAAAGAGGAATGGAAGCAAAATCAGTAAATGCTGAAGTAGACCCTAAATCAAAAGGTTTGAAGTTCAATTGGAAAGCAAAAAATATGGAGTTCAATTCTTTCGAGATCGCCCACTTTCGTTTGTTGGGTGATGATAGGAAATTACCTTATGGAACCTCGATGTTAGAAAAAGCCAGACGAATTTGGAAACAATTAATGTTATCAGAAGATGCAATGTTAATTTATCGTACATCAAGAGCACCCGAAAGAAGGATATTTAAAGTTTTTGTTGGAAATATGGATGACAAAGATATTGAACCATACGTACAAAGAGTTGCAAATAAATTCAAACGAGATCAAATTGTAGATAAAAATACAGGAAATGTTGATTTAAGATTTAATCAAATGGCGGTAGATCAAGATTATTTTGTTCCAGTTAGAGATATGGCAGCCCCAGAACCGATAACAACTCTTCCTGGTGGTACTAACCTTTCTGAAATTGCAGATATTGAATATATTCAGAAAAAACTGGTTACGGCTCTTAGGGTACCAAAAGCATATTTAGGTTTCGAAGAAGTTGTAGGTGATGGAAAAAATCTGTCCTTACAAGATATTAGATTTGCAAGAACTATTAATAAAATACAAAAAGCAATGATTGCAGAATTGAATAAGATTGCAATCGTCCATTTGTTTTTATTGGGGTTTGAAGATGAATTACAAAATTTCACCCTTGGTCTAACAAATCCGTCGAAACAAGCGGACTTATTAATGGTAGATGTTTGGAAAGAAAAAGTATTACTTTATAAAGATCTTGTAACTGAAATTCCAAACTCTTTGGCACCTACTTCAGCGACTTGGGCGAAAAAACATATTTTTGGTTTTTCTGATGAAGAAATCAAACTCGATATCCAACAACAAAGATTAGAAAGAGCGGTTGCTGCCGAATTGGCAAATACTCCTACTGTAATTACTCATACTGGTTTATTCGACAATGTAGATAAGTTGTATAAACAAGTTACAGGAAGTACAGAAACACCACCAGAAGGGGGTGGACCGGGAGGACCATCAGGACCTCCTCCAGGATTACTGGGAGGTGGGGGACCACCTCCTCCGCCACCACCAGGTGAAGGACCAGGGGGATTACCTGAGGGTGAGAAAAAAGACAACTTAAAAATACTTTTGGAAAGTGATGATGTATTAGGTGATTCTTTTGTTGATTTATCTAAAGCAGGAAATGGATTAGGTATAATTGAGGAAGAATTATCAAAATTATTAAATAGATAATATTTATAATAAAAAATTATTATGAAATTTGGTATTCTTAAAACTAAAATAGAAGATCTTTTAATTGAGTCATATAAAAATGATACATTAAAAAGAGACATGTTTGTTTTTGATGAACTTATATTAAAAAACAAAAACCTCTCTAAATTATATTATTTATATGAAGAACTTTCAACTAACAAAGGTTTGTCAAAAGAATTGGCAAATGAATTGATCAACCAGTCTATTACATTGTATGAAAATTTAGTGAACAAAATTTCTAGTGAAAATATTAACGAAATCAAACTTTGGGTTGGTTCCCAAAACACAAAAAATAGATATGCAGATTTAGACAATTTGTTTTCAAAGAATGTTACCGACATGATTAATAAAGTTGTTAGCAAAAATCAAATTGCAGAATCTTTAATGAAAAATACTGAAAAACCTAAACCAATCATTAAAGCATCTTTAAATGAAATGGTTGACGTAGCAAACAAAACTGTTAAAACATATATCTCATCCCTCAACGAGTCAGAACAAAAAGAATTAAATAAGATATTGTCTAAATCCGACAAAGATTTAAAAGTTAGATTTGAAATTATTAAAGAAGATGTTTTAGAGAAGTTAGACACCTTATTAGAAACCGAATCTGATGACGTTACAAAAATTAAATTGAATGAAACGATCGAGAAAGTAAAAAGTGTTAGTTATAATAAATTAGATTATTATAAATTAAATCAATTGAAACTTAATCTTTAAGTCTCAATTTTTGAACGTGAATTGCTT